TCTCGAGGCCGCAGGCGATCTCCGCCGCCTACGCGGCCGAGATCGCCTGCGGCCTCGAGATGACGAGCGGCAACGCCGAGCGCGACGAGTACCGCACCGCCGACGGCACCATCGTCAACGCCGACGCCAAGCTGCGCCTGCCGCACGGCACCACCATCGCAGAGACCAACGTCGTCAAGATCACCAAGCGCCAGGGCACCGCCATCGCGGCCGTCGTCTACGAGATCCTCGGCAAGCCCGCCGTCGGTCCCAGCGGCATCGTCTGCTACCTGCGCCAGGTCTCGACATGATCGGCTGGCAGGTCATCGGCGCCGACAAGCTCGCGCATCAGTTCGCCGCCGCCGCGGCGCAATCGGTCGCACGGGTGCCGACCGCGCTCGCCCAGTGCGGCCTGCTGGTGGTGCGCACCGCCAAGCAGAAGGCCCCGGTCGACACCGGCTTCCTGCGCAGCGCCATCCAGATGAGCCCACCGACGCAGACGCACGTCGACGTCGTGGCACACGCGAGCTACTCCGCATATCAGGAACTCGGGACATCGCGCATGAAGGCGCAACCGTTCATGCGGCCGGCGCTGGATGAGAACCGCGAAGAGTTCGAGCGCATCCTCGGCAACGAGGTCGTCGACGCCAGCCTGCACACCGTCGGGATCATCGGGACACCATGACCATCGAATCCGACCTCTTCACAGCACTGACCGGGTACGCCGGCCTCACGGCGCTGATCGTGCACCGCCTCTACCCGGACGTGCGCCCGCAGGGAGCCACCCTGCCGTGCGTCGTCTACAAGCGCATCTCGACGCCGCGGGCGCAGGCGTTCGGCAGCGCGCAGACGGTCGTGCGCAGCCGGCCGCGCTTCCAGTTCGACTGCTGGGCTACGACCGCCGCGGGGGCGCTGGCGCTCTGCGCGGAGTTGCGCGCCGGCCTGCTCGCCACCTCGTTTCCGGTGACGCTCGCATCGGAGTACACCGGGCGAGATCCAGACTCGGCCTATGCCTGCCGGCACCTCGACGCCTTCGTGGGGCACACCGGTGAGTAACGTCGACGACCTGAAACTGCACCTGCTGGCGATCGCGGAGCACACGCGCGACGCGCTGGCGTTGCTCGACGACGGCGTCAGCATCACGCCGCCGATCCAACTACCGACGGGGAGCACGGCTTGCACACACGCCAACAAACGCCCTGGCATGGGCGGCTACTGGACCTGCCTCGAATGTGGGGCGAAGGGACGTGACGGATGAGTGAAAGGAGCCCGATGAGCAAGCGATACCGGGCGCTGACCGGGCTGCACTACCCCGACGGCGCCAAAGAGCACGCCAAGGCCGAGGCGGGTGAGCCCTATCGGGAGGTCACGGTCGCCGCCGGCGACGAGTGCGTCGGCCTGTCCGCCGAGTGCCCGATCTGCGGCGGTGACGTGAAGGCGTACCTGTCGATGAAGCGGCCCGTCATCGAGCGGATCCCCGACGTCGCGCCGGTCCTCGACGCGAAGCCGGCCAAGTCCAAGGCGGTGAAGTGATGGCCAACTACAACTCAGCCGACGTCACCCTGCTGGTCGGCCCCTACGACCTCACGAACGTCAGCAACAAGTTCGAGGACTCGGTCAGCGACCCGGCCGTCGACACGACCCCGTTCGGCGTCGACGCCGCCGAGTTCGGCAAGCCCGGCGTCCGGAAGTACGAACTGACCGGCCACGACGGCTGGTACGACGACGCGGCCACCTCGATCAACGCCGCGATGGTCAGCCTGGCCGCCGGCGAGCACGTGCTGATGCTTCTGCAAGGCAACACGGCCGGCATCGCCGCGCACACCCACGCGATCTGCGCCGCCGGCGTGCTCAAGACCGGCTACAAGCGCGGCTTCTCCGTGGGCGACTTCACGAAGGCGAACATGGAACTCGCCGTCAGCGGCGCGAAGGACGAGGCCTCCCTCGCCTGCCCGTATGCCGAGTACGCCGGCGACGGCAACACCCAGGCCACCTACGTCGACCTCGGCGCGGCCGGGGGCGGCACCACCGGCGGCCACGTCTACATGAGCTGCACGGCGTTGGCCCTGACCGGATCCACCAACCTCATCCTCACGCTGGAGGACTCGGCGAATCACATCGCCTGGGCCGACAACAAAGCCTTCACGGCGCTCGTCGCCGTCGGCGCGGAGATGAAGGAGGCCGACGCCACGGTCGACCGCTACCTCTCCGTGAAGCGCGTCTGGACCGGCCTGGCCGGAGCCCCGACCGCCACCTTCGTCGTCGCCATCAAGGTACACGACCCGCACGCATAAACATACAGGCGGGGCGACTTCCCTTCCCAGAGTACGCCGCCCCGCTGACCGGACCCGAAGGAGGGCCGATCATTGGCCAAGTATAGCTCAGTCGATTTCCTCTTCGAGATTGACAAGGCGGACGCAGGCGCGCTCACCAGCGGCCTCACCGCCTACATCACCAAGTTCGGTGACGTCAACATCAGCAAGGGCAGCGTCGACTCGACCCCGTTCGGCGTCTCCGCCGCGGAGTACCTGCTCGGCGTCATCATGAAGTACGACCCGATCACCATCGAAGGCTTCTTCGACGACGCCGCCGAGCCCGCCCCCGACGCGGTTCTGAACATCGGCAACTACGCCCACGCCGAGACCCGCACGTTCCTGCTCACCATCGGCGGGGCCAAGACCATCGGCGGCGAGTGCTGGATCACCGACTACAAGCGCGGCTTCCAGGTGGGCGACTACACCACGTACTCGGCCACCATCCAGCCGACCGGCACAATCGGCGAAGACTGATGGGCATTCTCAACCGAGTCAAGCGGGTCGACGTCGGCGACGGCGACTGGATCGACGTGCGCGTTCTGTCCGTCGAAGAGGTCCGCACCATGCAGCGCAACGCCCGCGCGACCAAGGCGGTCGGCGGCGAAGAGAAGCCGGAATCCGAGGGCTTCGCCATGCTGGCCGCCGCGCGCAAGCGCATCGTCGGCTGGTCCGATGAGGCCAAGGTCACGCCGGCGAACGTCGACCAGATCAGCGTCGACATGAACACCAAGGTGCTGCAGGCGCTCGTCGAGGTCGCTTCGCCCCCTTTGGCTACTGGGTCGGCTTCGACCGATACCTGAGCGAGGAGCCGGGCGGCGTCGAGCCCGACCTGTGGATGACCAGCGTCATCAGCGAGGAGTTCGGCCTCTCGCCTGATGACGCTGGTCACCAGGACTACGAGAAGTGCATCAGCATCCTGCAACTGCGCCGCTACCGCGACGTCAAGGATGCGATCGAATCGGCCGACAAGGACAACCCGCCGTCGCCGGAAGTGACACGCTCACCGGAGGCGCGGACTTGGAGCCAGATCATGCGCGTCAAGCAGCAAGCAGAAGGGCGGTGAACTGATGGACATGGGCACCGTCCTCGTCCGCGTCATGGCGGACACGACATCCTTGACCGTCGGGCTCACGCGGGCCAGCGGCCAGATGGCCGCCTTCGGTCGGCAGGCCGCGGCTATCGGCCTGACCATGACCAAGTTCCTGACGGTGCCTATCGTCGGCGTCGGCGTCGTCGCCGGCAAGATGGCGATGGACTTCGACAAGTCCATGACGCTGATCCAGACCCAGTGCGGCGGCTCCGCCAAGGACGTCGCCTACCTGCGCGACAAGGTCATGGAACTGGGCCGCGAGGCCGGCAACCAGTCCGGTCCGAAAGAACTCGCCGACGCGCTCTACCACCTCAAGTCGGTCGGCATGGACAACGTCGAGGCGATGAAGGCGCTCAAGATCGCCGAGGCCGGCGCGTCCGTCGGCGGGGTCGAACTCGAGCAGACCGCCAACGCGGTCGCCGGCGCGTGGAAGACGGGCATCAGCGGCGCCGCGAACTTCGGTCAGGCGATGGGTACGCTCAACGCCATCATCGGCGCCGGCAACATGCGCATGGAGGACCTCAACGCCGCGCTCGGCACCGGGATCCTCACCTCGGCCAAGACCTTCGGCGTATCCCTGACGTCCGTCGGCGCCGCCCTGGCTGAAATGACCTCGCAGGGCACGCCTGCCACCGCCGCCGCGACCCGGTTGCGCATGGCGATCTCGCTGCTCGGTGCTCCCACCTCGGGGGCGCAGAAGCTCCTCAAGGGCATCGGCCTGTCCTCCACCGACCTCGCCAAGGCGCTGCGCCACGGCGGCATCGTCGAGGCCATCGGCCTGCTCAAAGAGCACATGGAGGGCATGACCAAGATCGAGGTCTCGCAGTTCCTCTCCGGCGCCTTCGGCGGCGCTCGCGCCGGCGGCACCATCATGGCCCTTGTCGAGGGCTACGACTCGATGGTCGAGAAGCAGGACATGATCGTCAAGAACACCGGCAAGTTCGGCGAGGCCGTCAAGACGCAGGCCGAAGGAGCCGCCGGCCGCTGGCAGCACTTCATCGCCGTGACCAAGACGCTCGCCGTCACCCTCGGCGAAGTACTCCTGCCCATGCTGAGCGGCCTGGTCGAGAAGCTCGCTGGCGTGGCGACGTGGTTCGGCAACCTCTCCCCGCACACGCAGAAACTCATCGTCATGTTCGCCGGCATCGCCGCCGCCGTCGGCCCCGTGCTCTTCTTCATCGGCAAACTGGTCGCGTTCGCCGCTCCGCTCCTTCACCTGGTGCCGATCATCGGCGCCCTGTTCGCCGCATTCAAGGTCGGCGGGCTCGCCGCGCTCGGGGGGACGCTACTGGCGGCCATCAACCCCGTCACCCTCGTGATCGCCGGCATCGCCGCACTCGTCGCCGTCTTCGTGCTGCTGTGGACGAAGTGCGAGTGGTTCCGCAACTTCTGGAAGGGCCTGTGGGAGGTCATCAAGAGCGTGGTCGCCGCCGTCTGGCCGGTGCTCAAGACCATCCTCGGCGCCCTCGCCGACGGCTTCAAGGCGGCGTTCGGCGTCATCAAGACGGTGGTCGGCTGGCTGGCCGACTACTTCCGTGACCAGTTCGAGGCGGCCCGCATCGTCCTCAAGTGGTTCTGGGGCTGGGCAGGTCCG